CGCGCAACAGCGCCAGCTTTTGAAAGTCTTCGCTTACATTGAGGGCCTAGATCCCGACGGCTCATCCAGGTTTCTTTTGACTCTGATGGAGACTGAAGATCACGCTCTCGATAAATTATATGAGAAATTGCTATGACCCGAAGACGATATATCAAGTGGTCATTTACTGGCGATATAGTCGAGTGCGCCTGTTGCGCCGCTGAAACGCGACTGCTTCGCGGAGTATGGCGACCGTATAGCCATCACCAACCGAAGCGGATCAGAGCGGCGAGATGTCCTACTTATGGCGAAATCCTGAGGAGGTCAAATCATGAGTAAGCCGGTTAAGGTGCGACTCCAGGCAGACACCTTTCAAGAGTGCGAGAGGCTCCGTCAGCGCTTCCTAAAGGCCCATCCTGAGCTTATCCTGAGCAAACCTCGCCCAGGATCAAACCCTCGCTATGAAGGCCGTCAAAAGTGGGCCTGTTATGGTGATTTCAAGCATGGAGTGATCAGGCGGCGAAGGTCTTGACCGACTTCATCAGAGTTCAAGGTTCGCTCGATCTCGATACTCACCAGACAAATTATTTTCGCCAGGCTATGAATTATCTTTATCCTCGGCTTTTCGCCCTTAATCCAACGCCCCTCGATTCTTACGGGCTGAAAATTGCCGATCCATACGCGAGAAATTGTCGGATAGCTGGCGAGTACACAAACGACATTGATCCAGAAACCGATGCAAAGTTTCACCTCGACGCGCTCGACTTTCTGTGTAGCATGGACTCTGGCGCGTTTGACGCGGTTATTTTCGATCCACCCTTTTCAGAGTATCAAGCGAAGCGATATGAACACGGTACTGCAAACATATACACCACTCCAGGAGCCGTCAAAGATCAAATGTGCGAGATCGAGCGAATATTGAAACCTGGGGGTTATCTTCTCAAGTTCGGCTATAACACCAGTCGACATAAGGGGCATTTCGATCTTATCCGAGTAATGGTCGTCAATCATGGAGCGAATCATAATGATACGCTCGTTTCACTCTGGATGAAAGCAAATCATAACCTGGGGGACTATTGTTGAAATTGCGTTGCACATTCTGTAAAATTGAGTTCGACTGCCCCGACTTTGAAGCTGTGGCGGCAATCCAGAATCAACAATGCTACATTACGCGAAAGGGGATCACCCACAAATTAAGCGAGGTCCCGTCATGAAAAAGAACTGGGTCATCAAGAGCATTTCAATAGAAGTCGAGGACGCGAAAATTGCGGATCGGGTCGGCAACCTGTCCAAGTTCGTCAGAGTATGCCTCCGCCGTTGGGCGGCGTTTGAAGAACAGAAAGGACAGCACAAAACGCCCGGTGTACTGGAGCGCCTGGGTGTATGCCTCCCCAGTTCAAACTGCATTGTGTGCTGGCCGAATGGCGTTCCCTCTGAACACGCCTTCGCTATGTATCGGGGCCTTGATCCGAGCAGCTTGAATGAATCAACTAGCAGCCTCCGCCCTGCGCCTTATACCGGCCCCGAAGTCGAGAATCTTGACTGGCTTCGTCGCCAGGTTCCTGAAATCTTTGAGATCGAGGGGATTGATGCAAAAGGCAACGAACCCGTCATTAGAGAGAAGAAAAGCGCAAAACGCCGATCTATTATAAGTCGAATGCTCAATTTATTGCAGAAATGACCCGTAAGTGTGGGGGTAAACAGGGACGGTTTTTCAGAGCGGAGAACCGAAAGGTCCTCCTCCGCCGCCGCCCGAAACCGGCACATCATCAGCGCCTACTGTATCATATCCGTTTGATGAATCGCCCTCGCCGTTAGCCGATCCGTTCGGTTCATCGGGCCATAGGTAATCCTCAGGAATCGGCCAGCGCATGAGCCAGGCAATTGAAGCCAATGAGCCATATATCGCTATGTACTGGCCGAAGCTGGCCCCTCGTCGGCCCCTGCTCTCTGACTCGCCCCAGTCAAGCGGCGCGACCTCGGGATCAAAGAGCGCACCGCCACCCGAAGCGACCCAGTTCTTGATGCCCTCAAGCAGGTCGTCGAGATCGTTAGGAGTACCCAGGAGTATTTCTTTGCCGGTTATCATTTCAACAACGGTCACGCCGATGTATAGATTCTTGAAGCTGAGGAGGTCATTGAGCGCCTCGGCTGTCTTCTCGATACCATAGACCGTCGTTATATCCCGCATGAGTCGACGCTCGGTCTCGTTGAACTCGATCCTTATGGTTTGCACATGATCCGCTTTAGCCTTCGGCATCAATCCATCTCCGCAGAGATGCAGTTTGCGACTATTGTTCCGTTCGTAGCCCCAATAGCGGTGATGAATAGTTCAGAGTTAGGCGGTATGGTGGCGATCGGGGTGCCTACTCCGGCCCCTTTAGTCGCAAATGGCCCGAATTGAAGCGGCTGTAATTCCGCCGCGCCTGATAAGTCAGCATCCACCGTCCCCAGGACAAACCCAATATTCCCCAGCATGGCCTTTTGACCGGCTACGATCGGCAGTCCTGCGGTCGCAGGGACTACGGTTAGGCCGATTTGAGCCGCCGCGCTATTGGTGCCGTTGTAGCATGATGCCTGAAACAAGACTCGCGGCTTCTCTCCCGTACTCACGAGGATGTTTCCGGTTCCCGCATCCATTTGAGTGGCTGTCTGTTGTGAATAGAGCCAGTTTGAGTACACAAGATCACCGCTTATCGGCCCATCTCACAATTTCACGCATTCGCTTTGCGCCCATCAATTCACAATCGAATAAGAGTTTAGCCGCCTTACGGACTGAAGCCTTTTCGGATGCAGCCATTATTGAGAATCGGGCTTTGGCCCTCTTGGAGATCGCCATCAAGCATCCGTCCTGAACACCATTCTTGAGTTCAGGGCGACAGGGATGCGAGTCGGGGCGAAAGTCGCCGGACAATCGCCAGCGCCAGCCGTAAAGCCCACAGAACCGATCGGAACGCCTGAACCGTCTAAGACATAAACGGGTGAAGTAAGCTCGGCATCATTCGCGCCAGCAACCGCGAAAATATGAGAAATTGTTCGGCCCTGCAGAGTCAATCCTAGTCCCTGGCCATCTAAGACCGAAACAAACTCCTGTTCTCCAGATCCCGAAGGTGTGACGCTGAATACATGGTACTCACCGTTAGTGCAGGCAACCGATACCGCCGCTTCTCTGTCAGTACCAGCATTTACCATAACCTGGATGCTGTCTCCGCTCGCAATTTGCTTTGGATAGGGCAGAGGGGCAGGGAGGCCACAATTGCCGCCAGAGGCGCCAGTACCGCCGCCGATCGGGAGGGCGAGTTTTATCTTACCGGCACTTTGAACATACGCCCAGGTGAAATCATTTTCACACTGTAGGCCAGCTCTGGCGCAAACATAATTTCCGTGTTGCTGAGTCGCAAAGGTTCCGTAAACCTGGACTGATCCTACAAATGCCGAGTCTGTGCGTATTTCATCCTGAGTGGCCTCGGTCGTTGCCGCATTCGTCAAAGGGACTATCGCGCCCCGGCTTGAGACCGTTGATCCATAACAATTTACATTCGCCATTCATATCACCTAAAGGCGGATCCCCGCACCGAGCGCAGGCTTCAAAATTGACCTGTTAATTGAACTGATAGGTTTTCTCAAAAGGCGTTTCCCGACCTTAAATCCGACGGAGGTCGTAAATCCTGCAATCGCCATCGGGAGTATGTTTGATTGAAAGTTAATCCCCATAGCCGTAAGCGCTGTGCCTGGATTCGTTGCGAGATCGCCTAAGCTGATTTCGCCCTCGCCGGATAACTCAAGGTTAGCGTCAGTACCGCCGCCCATATCCATTTGAAGAAATTGGCCTTGAAATGATCCCTTGAGGTCAGCTTTGCCGGTAATGAATCCCCAGGGCGTAGTCCCTGCGACACCCGCCGTAAAGATCGAGGCATAAGTCAGCGCCTCAAGAGCATTCAAGATTGAAAACGAGTTTCTCCGGCGGGTCTTCTTCCCCCTTCGCTTAACCATAGGGCATCAGGGGGGAATCAGCGCCTTATGATACTTAGGTGAACTTTCCGCCTGGATCACGCGCAATTACCTCGGCGATCGGGGCTTCCTGGATTTTCTGAGTAAGCATATTCGCCAGAGCAGCCTGAATAGGGTTCACAGGCTCAAAATCACCCAGTCCACCCTGAACAAGCTCACGAATTGCCTCGGCAATCTTTGAATCCAGGTCTTCAATAGCGAGATCGACGAATTGAGTCAATCGAAAGAAGCAAAAAAGCATCAATAAACTGTTGAAAACGAGCAAACCCACAATAAGGTAATCCGCAACCATACCCGACCCACACCTCAAGAAGTCCTTAAACCTTGATTTCGGGCCTCCAGGATCAAAACCTCTCTCCTCTCCTCTCTCTAGACTAGATAACTCAATAATAAATAATAATCTAAAGGATCGGAGAGCCTGTTTTAGCAATTATTATAACCAATGCACACCCAGGCCCCTTTATGAGACCCGAAGCTGGCGAAGATCTTACAGCCGCCGAAATAAACAGCATAAGCCTAGCCGTCGAGAAATATATGGCTCTGTATGAAATAACGATTGACGAGGACGGGATTATTGATTTGATCCTCAAGGAGGATGATTGAATGCCCAGGGTATGTTTGACCCACGCGCAACAGCGCCAGCTTTTGAAAGTCTTCGCTTACATTGAGGGCCTAGATCCCGACGGCTCATCCAGGTTTCTTTTGACTCTGATGGAGACTGAAGATCACGCTCTCGATAAATTATATGAGAAATTGCTATGACCCGAAGA